GTTCCCAATAGTTTTTATAAAATTTTTCCTGCTCCCTATGCTTCATGTTCATCAATACATAATTACGAATCTTATCTGCTGTTTCCAAATCAAGTCCTGTCGAATTCAGGCTTTCAAAAATAAGTTGTGGATCATCCCCGTTCTGTGGCTGTAAACTGATGCTAACTATATCGAGTTTTCCAATAGCATTATATACACCTTCAAGCTCCTCCGGGGTCATTTTTTTAATCTCAGAATAAAAATAGTTATAATTTGCAGTAACACAGGTGTCCTCAATCGGTGCCTTACCTTCAATCAATGCGTCATAAGCTGCGTCATCCCCTTGAATAAGCTTTAATTTTAATTTTTTTTCGTTGTCCGCATATTCATCGGTCAGATAGGCATTTTTGATTTTTTCGGTATTAATTGATTTCACATTCAAATCAGGATGTTCAAGAACATAATTACGTATTGCCAAGAGAAGGAGTGAAACAGTGGTTATCCTCTGTTGTCCATCAATGATAACGAATTCTTCACAACTGCCACTATTTTCAGATACATATACCAATGATCCAAAAAAATGAGATTTATGTTTGCGTTCATAGACATCCTTTAGATCTTTTAAAAGTTGTTCACAATTTTTCTTTTTCCAGCTGTAGGGTCTCTGATAGACGGGAATAATAAATTTTTTATCTGGACCACTTATTAATCTTAATATATTATTTTCGTTCGCTTTCATATTAGCTTCCTTCTTCCAAGATAATCGGCATTGATAGATTTATTTTATCACAGCATGTATATGTGGTAAACTTCCAGACATCTAAAAGGACGCTGTCCTGAATCAAACAGCGCCCTTCCTTTCTTTTATGTTTTTATGCCCTAATTTCCGTCCCGTCCTTGAAAGTAACCCAGATATCGTCCTTGCTGTATACCGTAATGAAATCCACCAGACTTCCCCAAAGCCTTTCGTCGAATTCTTGAATCAGTTCCTGCCCTTTGAGTTTCTTGATGAAGCTGTCTATCTGTCGGCTCCGGGCCTTACGATACTGAATAGTTTCACAAGCCTTGTCGTACTGCTTTTTCGCCGCTTCATACCGACTGACCAGCTCATTGTAGTTCCGATCGTAATCATCCTGGTCCTGCGCGACCCGGGCATTTTCGGCGATGAGCTGCTGAACCTTATCAGCCAACAGATTCAAATCCGTGCTGATTCTGTCCCTTTCCATTTCCAAGGCTTCCGTATCGGTAAGCTTTTCTTTCAGCAATGTGATATTACTCAGGATTTCATTTTTGTTGCCGATGAGCTGATTGACGGCTTTCACAAAGATTGCCTTGATTTCATCTTCCGTAAGATGCGGCGTCGTACAGCGATTCTTGAACTTGTCGTTGCATCGGTAGATGGTTCGACGGTACTTGTCGGTCGAGTGCCAGACCTTGGCGCCGTACCAGCCGCCACACTGGCCGCACTTGATTTTGCTGGAGAAAATAGATACACCGCTGTAACATTTCCTGCCTTCACGCCGCCGTTTGATTTCTTCCTGCACCCAGTCAAATATCTTTGGGCTGATGATGGCCTCGTGGTTATTTTCTACATAGTACTGCGGCACTTCCCCTTCATTTTTCTTTGTTTCCTTGGTAAGGAAATTGACGGTAAACCGTTTCTGCAGCAAGGCATCTCCTTTATATTTCTCATTGGTCAGGATGCTTTCCACTGATTTCGGATACCACCGTTTTTTCCCGGACGGAGTATCCAGCCCTCTGGCTGTCAGTTCTTTTGCAATGGAATGAAATGTGTAACCGTCTAGGAACAATCGGTAAATCAGCTTCACTGTCTTAGCCTGTTCCCGGTTAACGACCAGATTCCCGTCCGGCCCCCGGTCATATCCGAGAAAGTGGCCGAACGGCACACATACCTTGCCATCAGCGAACCGTTTCCGGTGACCCCAGGTGACGTTTTCCGAGATGCTCCGGCTTTCTTCCTGCGCTAGGGAACTCATGATAGTGATAAGGAGTTCCCCCTTAGCATCAAGCGTCCAGATATTTTCCTTCTCGAAATATATCTCGATGCCCTTGTCCTTGAGCTTGCGTACCGTCGTCAGGCTGTCCACGGTGTTTCTGGCGAAACGGCTGACCGACTTCGTGACGATGAGGTCGATTTTTCCATCCATGGCATCCCTGACCATCCGCTTGAAGCCATCGCGGTGACGGGTGTTGGTAGCCGAGATACCTTCATCGGTATAGATGCCGACAAATTCCCAGTCATCCCGCCCCTTGATGTAATTTGTGTAGTAGTCCACCTGTGCAGCGTAGCTGGTAACCTGGTCGTCATGATCCGTGGAAACCCGGGCATAGCCAGCTACTCTCCGCTTCTTCCGGCTGTTAATCGGGGCCGCCGTATACCGGCTGATGGTTGCCGGTATGGCCCTTACGATTTTCGTCAATTGCCCTCAGCCTCCTTTCGTTCCTTTTTCCAATACTGCTTTTTAATCTGGCTCATGTTTTTCTTATATTCTGCCGTATGACGGATGCCCCGTTTCTTTGGCGGCGTGTATGGAATTTCTTTCACCCGGCCGTCCTTGAAATGAATCACAACCTTATCTTTCTCTCCGACCGCTATCCACTCAACCTCCTTCCGGAACCGGTCGCCATCAAAGGTTCCTGTCCCCATGGCCTCAGCTGCCATGCGTTCCAGATCTTCTTCCCGCAGGCTGACTGATTCGCATTGGCCGCCCTTGGTGCATCGCCAATGGGCGAACGTCCCACTCTTGATGCTCTTACTGTACCGCCGGAAGGATGCACCACAAAGGGCGCATTTAATGCGTGTTGTGAACGGGTAATAACGGGTGTTCGTACCGTTTGCCATGTAATTTCTCATCCATGCCCGCTGTTCGTCTTTATACTCATCCGTCCAACAGTCCTTCTTAGCCGTCGATATCCAGTGGCGGGTGATTTCCCGCCCGTCCTTCATATGGAATACCATCACATGATGTTTCGGCACCACAATCTTATCGACCCGGTCCAGGAAAACATTTTCATCGAAGTTATCCAATCCTAGGACTGCCGTACACTCCCTTATGAGGACTGCCTGCGGGATGCTTCCTTTCGCGCCACAGCTCCTGCCTGCCAGTTTATGAGAACCACAATTCCAGAATTCCTGAAAGCCCCTGTCCTTGCGGAGATTGTGCATGAAACTCCGCCCGCATATGCCGCATTTGATTTTTCCCGTGAAGCAGGTCGTGTTCAAGGACTTATTGGCAAACGGTCCCAGTCCCTTACGCCGCGCCATCTCCTGCTGCACGTAATCAAAGGTTTCCTTGTCGATGATAGGTTCGTGCGTATTTTCAACATAATATTTTGGAAGTTCGCCCCGGTTCTTCTTACGTTTCCTGAGGATTGGATCCGTCACATATTCTTTCTGTAAAAGCAGATTGCCCGTATACGTAATATTGGTAAGGACTATCTTGATATTGGAATCCATCCATCGGCAGCCATTCCGGGTCGTGATGCCTTCAGCGGCAAATTCCCGTTCTGTTTCCAGCCGGGATTTGCCATCAAGGAAATTCTGGAAGATACGTCTGACAACAGCCGCTTCTTCAGGAACCACTACCAGCTCATCGCCTTTCCAGCGATATCCATAGACACGGAAATGGCCGTTGGGGTTCCCCTGCTCAAACTGTTTCTTGATGCGCCACCGGACATTTTCACTGATGGAGCGGCTTTCTTCCTGGGCAAAGGATGCCAGAATGGTCATCATCAGCTCGCCATCACCGCTCATGGTATGGATATTCTCTTTTTCAAACCAGACTTCAATGCCCAGCTCTTTCAAATGCCGGACGGTACGCAGAAGGTCTACGGTGTTGCGGGCGAAACGCTGGATGGACTTGGTCAGGATAATGTCAATCTTCCCGGCTTCGGCATCCTCCAGCATCCGCAGGAATTCCTGCCGCTTCTTCATCCCCGTCCCGGAGATGCCGTAGTCGGCGTATACCCCGGCGTATTCCCAGTTCGGATTCTTCTGGATGAGGCTGCTGTAATAACTGACCTGCGCCGAAAGAGAATGGTGCATCCGTTCTGAGTCCACGGATACGCGGGCATAGGCTGCGACTTTTTTGCGCTGTCTTAAATTTGGTATGCTTCGTTCAATCTTACGGATAGTCCGCATCAAATCAGCTCCTTTCGACACTATA